TGTGTTAGAGGTAGCATCATAAGTTATAGCTCCCCAGTATATACCATTACTCTTAACATCGAAAGTCTTTCCTGTATATACACCATCAGGGGTATACTCATAGACATCTCCCTCATAGCTTAATACAAACATATTTATACCATTAGATGCCATATCCCTAGGCTTAACTACTACATCATAAGTATCTACAAAGAAGCCTGTAAATGCTCCTGTAGAGTCATACTTGTATAGCCCCTGCTCATTCTCTGTTCCATACAGATTAGAATCTAATACCCAGAAATCTCCATCTATTACTGTTACACCCCTAGGCTTAGTCTCTCCTGTTACAGTAGGGTTGTGATTAAAGCTCCACCCTGTGTAAGTTAGATTACTGTCAAACCTATAGATTATAGAGTTAGTAGTATCTGCTACATAATATAAAGATGTTGCTTCCTCAAAGTAGATACCGCGAGGTTGGACTACAGTATCTCCCATAGGTATCTTATAGTTACCTGCTGCATCATACTTATAAACAAAGTTATTCTCTTGCCCATGTACGTGTATTTCTATACCTTTAGTATCAATACCTGCAACAGTTGTATCTTGAGTATTAGGTAAGAAATTAAAGTTGTCATATCCAGCACTTGTATATCTAAATACTTTTCCTAGTACTGAGTCTATTACAAACAACTTTAAACCATCATCACTAATAGCTAAACCTGCTGGATTAGTTAGTTGCCCTGATACAAGTATATCACTAGGTATGCCTAAGTAGACTCCTCCTAATCCATACTTAGATATTTTATTAGTATCTGCACATACAACATATATTCCATCATCATGTACCACTATACTTACAGGTTGAGTTTGGGAGCCACCCCCAACATTTAATACAAATTGTAGTGCGTCATAAGTACCATCTGGTCTGAACCTATATCCTTTGTCAGTACTAGTGCCTACTGCATATAGTCTGCCACCGTGAAATGCAATACCTTTAAAGGTTGTCTCTAACACTAGGGCGTCTGCTGTAAGATTAAAAGATATTCCTGTAGACACCCCTTGCTCTGTGAATTGATACACTATATTAGTACTCTGTTCTAATACATACCAGTATTTACCTTCTCCATCCCAAGCTATATCTACTTGTCCTGTTATGCCCCCAACTGTATATCCTAATTGTCCTACAGTAAGGTCATCTAAAGTAAACCTAGAAGCATCGGCTATAGGAGCACCTCCACCCTCATACCCTATAAAGGCATGTGGATAAGCTGCTACGTCTAACTCTACTACACCACTGCGCAGCCACTCTGTTTTGTCTGCACCAATATATAAGTTATCTCTGGAGTTTATAGGTAGTACTGTACCTACTGGCACTGTACCTTGTGCTCCGAAAAAACTACTTGCTGTACTCATTATTATTCTCCATCCTGATTTACTTTACGTATAATCCACATAGTCCTACTAGTACTCCAATAGAACATAAATACTATTCCATCTACATCTAGGGTACAAACCTTATCCCCTAGTAGCATAACATCTCTACTGCCACCATCTACAACTACTGGATAGGTAGAGTATTTACCTAGGCCACCTATCTCTACCCACTGCCCTTCTTGTGGGCTGGTTGGTAAGTATACTGTAGGTGCACTTGCTAGGTTGTCTGCTAAAATACGCTCACCAGCTTCTAGTTCATATGTATGTGACTTTTCAGCTATAGTATTATTAGCTTTTACAAAATGTCCTATAAGGTTTAGTAACCAGTTAAATGTCTGTACTAAGGGCTTTTCTATAGAGAACCCAGCAGCTTGTTTTGAGGTTCCTGGGTCTGCCTTATTAGGGTCACCATTACCTATATCTGCTACACTGTCACTAGCCCAAGTTGGGAATCTTCTTTCTGCCATTATAGGCTCCTGTTAAAATGTACCATTAGTATCTGCTAGAGTATAGTTTACACCAGCAGGTTTAGGTACATACTTGCCTTCTTTTAATGTTAACTTCTCTATGTTTGTTAGTACTACTGGAAAGGTTATATGTACTTGGGCATTGCCCTCTACTATACTTATATCTGTAAGTCTAGGTATTATTAGTTTTAATATTCTTATAAGAGCATCAATAGTTATTGCTTCACTATTCTTTATTATCTTAGCTCTAATCAGACTTCTATATACTTCATCATCTTGTGTGGTGTATATATACTCTATGTCAGAAAGGGATTTGAGTAACTCTGCTGAGGCAGGCATAGTAGTAGAGCCAAAAGTCCCTGCCCCTATAGCTCCATAGAACCCAAAGAATTCATTTGCTGTATCTTTGTCTGCCCCTCTTTCTTGTCCTACTATCTCTCCTAAGACTTCTAACTCTTTGTTTATAGCAACAGCTAGGTATCTATCTTCAAGAGTACTTTTGTTAATACTTTGAAGTTCATCCATTTGTTCTGTAAAAGCTGAGATATATTTCTTTAGGTTAGTAGCACTTGCATACCTACCTACTAAAATACTTTCTGCTCTTACTGATGGTAGTGTAGTTAATCCTGCATAAGACATATCTACTCCACTACTGTTATAAGGTTTATGTTAGTTGTTGACTTTTCAATGGTATTAATATTAATGTTGCTTGTGCCTAGCTCTGAGCCTTCCCTTGCTATTGTTAGTTCTAATACACTTAGACCTCCAACATCTAGTATTGGCTCAAACATAGAAGACCAATCTACATCTACTCCTAGTGGTAGGCTGTCTATATAGTCTATTAACGCAGTGCTTACTACACTAGGTAAATCTCCGCTAGTATTACTAGTACGTAGGATCTTGACACTAATCTCTATGTTGATTGCCACAGGGTCGTCTATGCCTACTTGGTGTACGTTTCCTGATAAGTCTGTCACAGATTCATAATTAGTACCCCAAGCAACTATACCTGCGGGCTTGTTAGCAAATACTTTCTCTGCTACTTCTGCCTTGTTACCACCTTCCACTACTACATGAATACTATTGGGAGGTTGTCCTGTATCTAAAGTGTTGCCTGAATCATTATCATTAACGTGTACAAACAATAAGTTTAAGCTTGCTACTGCTTCTATAATAGCATTGACAGTAGAAGTTCCTTTATTAATAGTATTACTTGCTCTTAGTGCTCTAAACTCTGGGTCTGTCTGTCTTACTATGCCAGTGGTACCCGCAGCAGGATTATTAACACCTGTCCAACCTGTTACTGTAGAGTTACTTGAAATCACAATTACTTCTCCTATACCAATAGGTACTGCCCCAAGGGTATTATGAGTAGCAGTAACACTGGCTGGTAAGTTAACAGAAACATTAGTAGTAAATACTAAACCATCAGAAGTTTCTACTTCGCTTCCAGCAGGAATAAATACTCCAACTGTTCCTGTCAAATACACAACAACTGTGGTTGGTTTATCCACTACCCTTTGTATGCCATTTAGTTCAGCTATACTATCTAGTCCTGCACCAAAAGCTTTACTAGGTATAAACCCATTATAAGCTAGTTCCTCCCTAAGCCAAGATTCATATACAGCATCAGCCATGATACCTATTACTTGTCCATCAGGAGATTCAGGACTTGTATCAAAAGTAGCTCCAAAACTTAGCACAAACTTATCATTTATCTCTTGCAGTATTGCATCTCTAGGTTTTACCTTAAAGCCTTCTGCTGTTATTCCATATGCCATAAGTATAATCCTATGTAGTTACTGTCTCAGTAAAAGTTTCTCCCGAAGCTATTCCTGTGAAAGTTATTGAAAGTTTCCTATTCCCTATATCTGGAATTAGTTCTATTGTAGTTAGAGAGTCTACACCTCTTGTCTCTCTTATAGTAGTAGATACAATACCTTGTATTATAGATAGGTTAGCATTAGCTCCCATCATATTATACCAATCTATTCCTACGGAGGGGTCTAACTCCCACTCTCCTAGAAGTACAGTTAGTCTGCACTTAACTAGTTGAGCCACATAGGATGCACCACCTATACGAGTAGCTCCCCTCCCTATAATTATATCATCATATTCATCTAACTTTAGGTTATAAGCCATTACGCTGGTACTCCTGAGAAGCTAGAACTAAGTGGTCTAGATTTAGAGTCAATGTATGTACCCTTACCATGTGTATGTACTACGTGGTCTATACCATTCTTATCTACCATCTTTCCTGTAAACTTAACATCACCATCAAGGATTATATTAGGGGCTTTGACTGTAACTGAATCACTAGTTAAAACTTCAATAGCTTTAGATTCTACATGTAAACTAATACGCTGAGTTCTATCACTGTTTCTAATCTCTATTGCACCTGTGTCAAAGTCCTTGATAGTCTTTGGAGTATCCTCAAGTATTCCTGAGCCAAAACCTATTAAAGCTATTGCGTCAGTCTTACTAAACTTCCTTAGGTGTTGTGGGCTTGGTCTTCCTTCTAAACCACCAGTTACTTCTTTTCCTTGATATAGCCAATGATTTATACCTCTCTGTGCAAAGAATACTAAACAGTCATCTCCTTGAGAGACTGGCATAGTTATTGAGTGTCCACCACCTTTTGGGAAGTGGCAGGGTACATCTACAAGGTGTTCTGTTGGTTCAGCTTTGTATCTTGTTTCTAAGTTAGAGTGATACCTTTCTATTACTAGTTGTACTACTGCTGTCTGTGTCTCTGCTTCGAAAGATACTATCCTTGCAGGGTAACAAGTATTCATCTTATAACTCCTTTATAGGTACTTCGGTGTCTACCACTTCTGTAAATAATAGTACATCCTCCATACTGGATATGTCTTCTTTCAAATCTATTTTATTTAGCACTAGCAGGTTGGGTAGAGGAGTATCATATTGTGCTAACACATCTACTCCCATTGTAAGTACAAGCCCGTTTAGTTGTATTTCTGTATCTCCTTCTAACCAAGACATATCTAAAATCCAACCACCTAGGTATGGGTTTATCCTTAGGGCAGAGAAGAATATTTGTAGCCCATTAAAATCAAAGTAAGTACCTCTTGAAGGAGAGATAGGTATTCTATATAGGGACATTTTCCCCTCCATAGTTTATGGTTTTTAACTCACTAACATCTGCAAAAGAAGCTCCTTCTAAGTTATCATAGAAGTATCCCAGCAACTTCTTTAATGCTAGCTCTGGGTCAGGTGTCCATTTATTAACCTCTTCTGCGGCTTTTATTAATATGTCTCTTGATGCAGAAGGGTCTACACCCACTACGTTAAGCTCTTTTAAAACTAAGTTAGCTTTTAGTATAGTAGATGTATTGACATCTTGTTTAGCTTTAAAGTTAGTTACCACACAGTTTGTATATATCCCAAGTATCGTAATTACATTACACCTAGCACCTTTCTGTACAAGTTCTGTAAGTATATGAAAATCATCACTTGGCTTATTATCACTGCCTGAGGTCATAGCATTTATATTCTGTCTGTCTTTAAAGGCATGACGAACACTTACCACTTCCATTAATAGTGTGCGGTTTCTTCTTATAACATGGTCAGATACTATAAAGCCTGAATCTACAGGGAACTCTGTTATGATGTTATCTATGCTGTGGCCTTCTGATACAATAGCATCAAAGACTAACTCTCCTTGCACAGTACCATCATCATTTAACACTTGAAACAGCGAGCCTTTATACGCCATTAGTTTTAGCTCCTTTAAGGTTAGGTGCATAACACACACAGTTGTAGTAAGAGATAAACTGGTCTGTGTAATTACTCCCAGCGTGGTATATACCCATTATCTGATACTTATCTTTCATAGCCCAATCTCTTATAGAAGAGCTATAG